ACAATATCATGGCCTGCCTCGACGAGGTGAGCGATATTCGCCGGCACATGACGCCGCCCTTTCACCGTGGCCGATGTTTTTGTATTAGGCCCAATTACCGCAATGGCGGATTGTTTGTTCGGATACAGTTTGACTTTGGCAATAATGGATTTCGCGGTTGTCCCCGTGTTCGGCCAGTCATCATGATCACTCCTCGCCGCAAGATTTGCCCGGGCCGCCTTGATGATCGGCCTGGCACCGGCTCTGACCGCCTGCCGAGTCACTCGCTTGTATACCGCAGGCCCAAGTTTCTTAAGGGCATGATCGAGTTCCTTGAGCCCTTCAATTTTCATTCTGGCTTTGACGGGTTGCACATTCACTCCTGCTCACGATTGCGGGTTTGCCGACTCGATCCGCTTTTTGGCCATTTCATAAAATCCCCGGTCTTTCTCGATCCCGATAAAGCGCCGGCCAAGCTGCCGGCAGGCAACGCCGGTCGTTCCCGATCCCATGAATGGATCGAAAACCAGATCCCCTTTATTGGTATAAGTCTTGATCAACCATTCGATGAGCTCAAGCGGTTTCTGTGTCGGATGTCCGACTTTTTCAGGGCTGAACCCTCCGACCGTCGGAACATCCAGCACATCCACGGGATATCGTCCACCGGTGTTGACCGTGGTGCTCTCGCTTTTATTTTTGTAAAGCACAGATCGGTTGACCCGTGTTCGAGTATATGGTCTGCCCGATCTTCTTTGCGGATTATATGTCGGCAATTTGCGGTAAAAGACGGCAATATTCTCATGCACCCGCATCGGCATCCGCCGGGCATTTAAAAAGCCGGTCGGCGTTGTCTTTCTCCAAACAATCTCATATCGGAACATCCGCCGGGCCGAGCAAATGACCTCGGTAAAGAAGGGCTGCTGGCCAAAAACGCAAATCGCCGCGTTTATCTTGGATATTCGAAACAGTTCATTCATATACCTTGCCGGCGGGAGTTTGACATCCCAGTCACAATCGGTAATCCCATAAGGCGGATCGGTCACCACCGCATCCATCATCCCGCCTGCCAGTTCGGCCATTCTTTCCAGACAATCCCCGTTCCATAACTCGCATGCTTTCCCGTCCACTTCCCATCTCCATCCCAGTTGCTAAACAGATTAAAGTTCCGGCTCAGTGCCTTTCATTTATCTGCAGATCCACGCTGCCCTTCATCCCCATTCCGATCATTTCATCATTTTGCCCTCGTACACAGGATTTCGAGTTCGATATGTCGATCCTCCTTGTCGACAACCGAGTTGATTTCATAAATATCGTCCCCATGTTTCAGTCGGTCCGATTCCTTCAGGCCGGCGTAATACCGCATTCGGATTCGTGAGGATTCGCTGACATCGATCGCATTCGCTCGAAGCTGCTCGCGGACACTGATCGGTTCGATCGATGCCCAGCGGGTCGCAAGGGTGAGCCAGCTCGGTATGGATTCGCCAACTGCATTTTTGGTATAGGTTGCCCGCTGGATTTCCAGGCGTTTTGTGAATTTATTGATATTCATGCCATCGGCACCACATATTTTTCCAGTAGCGATCTGGCAGTCAATATTCCGTTTTTAGGATCATCGCGGTCATCAAACACCGCCTTGCCGTAATATTTGATCGCCCGCTTGAGATTGGCCGGCACATCGGCGGCCGTTCCGTAACCGGCCGTGAAGGCAATTCGGACCGCCTGCGGGATATCCTGCGTCGATGGCCATGACTTGCCATGAGCGGGCACAACCCGGCCGACAAGGCCGGCAGGAATGACCAGGTAAAGACTCGGATCAAGCGTCTGCTCGATGCCGGCAATATCGACATATTTGATGGATTCGACACTGACGAGCGGCGGGCTGGGAAGCTCCATTTCATCGGCGAAACCGTCCAGGTAAAGCAGATATCGCGTCGTTACGAAGGTCCGATGCGTTTCATCTTCCGCCCAGGTTCGCCCTTCGATAATGATCGATTCAAGATCGTCATCCTCGTTATCATATTCGATCTTGGCAAAGTCTTTCAGCTCTTTGAGTGTAATCGGCTCTTCCGTGGGCTGAGTTGTAACGATTAAAGCTTGTCGATTATCCATTTTAAGTTAATTCCGTAAAACCATGCCGCACCGCGAAGCGCGGCATGATCGGTATGAAAACGTGCGAAACAGTTACTCAACCGGAGCTATATGCGGACTTCCAAGAATGGCCAACGCCGCAATATAGGCCGCGGAAGCATTCCCGGAGGGCGTAATCGTCAAACGGACATAGCGTTTGTCGCCCTTGTATCCAATCTTCCGGACTCCATCATCATCGTCGTATCGAAATCCGGCTTCCGATTCCGTACCGAGAAGATTGTTGTCGGCGACCGCCGCCGCATCCGAGAGATCGGACTCGTCGCCCTCTTCAACCAGTACGGCGAAAGTGGCATCCGCATCGGCCACCGATCCGATGGCCATGGCAAATTCCAGGGCATCGAACCCCTGACGGTCGATAATCGATGAAACGAGAGCCGTATTATCGCTCACGGCCTTCGGGCTGATCGCCTTTCTGACATCAACTAAACTATGTAAATCTTTCATGGAATATCCTTCCTTTCAAAAAGAATAAATCGCTATCAAAACCTCGGTTCATTACCGCTCTACGAAATCGCTAGGCGGCGAATTTCAGAAGTTTGATCGCCTCGGAATTGATCACGCAGCCGCCGACTCGTTTGGTCGTATAGAACTGCACATAAGGCTTTTTGGTATAGGGATCGCGCAAGACACGGGTTCCCATCCGATCGAGGATTCGATAACCTTCCATGAAGTTGCCAAAAGCCAGCGAAAGCGAATTCGCCGCGATGGCCGGCATGCTCTCAAGCCGCCGTACCGGGTAACCGAGAACATTGGCCGGCTCGCCGGAAACAATCCCGGGCTGCCAGAGATAATTTCCCTGGGCATCCTTGAGCTTGCGAACCGTCGCAAACGTGGTCGATTTTCCTACCCAGACGGCCCCCGGCAGATACCCTTCCTTCATGGCATAGACCACATCGATCAGAACATCGGCGGGGCCTGTTCCGGCATTGACATTCAGTGCGGCAAATCCGCCGGCGACACCCGTCTTGAAATATTGCAGGGTCCCGTAAGCCCGCTTATCGTCTTCCGTGGCCGCAACGGGATAATTCAAAAATCCCCGCGGTTTCTTCACGCCGTCGCCGGTAATAAAGGCGGCCGCCTCTTTCTTGGCGAAGGATCGGCCCACCTTTTTCGCAATCCAGGCCTCCGCATCGAAAAAGATATCGTCCAACGCAGTTTGAGTGGCCTTGGGATTGGCATAAAGCTCGCCCATGTACGGGGTGACCTCTTTCAATTTGGAGACATCGGTTTCGTCGCGGGAATCTTCCTCGCCCACCCAGCCGGAATCGGCATCGCCGGTATCGACCAGCTCCTTCATTTCGCCGGCCCCGACCGTTACCACATCGGCCAGCTCCCGCATCGGATCGATCGGGGTGACAATCTCGATAATGGACTTTTCAATCGTTACCGGTACCGCGAACCCACCGTCTTCGTTCGAACCCGTACTGAGTCCGGCCTTGACTTCCATATCCCGAAGACCGTCGATGAGGCCCTTCCGCATGAATTTGCCGAAGGCTTCGCGGTGCTGGACGTTATTGACATCCTTCCCGTTCCGATCGCCGGCAATATCGCCCCGATTGGCCCGCATTTCAAGCTGATCGATCCGCTCTTTCTGCTTGTCGAGCTCGTCGATTTTCGTATTCAGCTTGTCGACCTTATCGACCAGGAGCGGATCGGCTTTCCCCTTGGCTTCAACCTCTTTGAGACGTTCGTCGTTTGCCTTTTTGAATTCGGCAAACGCCGCGGTTAATTGATCAATCGTTTCTTTTAATTCAGGCATAATGCCCTCCTAAATTTTAATGGTTTCCAAAAGTTTCAAAACACTGTCCACAGGCACATCGTCAGCCTCCCGCCGACCAATGGCTTTATAGCCTCCCGCGAGAATCGCGGTCGCTTGAGAACGGCTGAAACCTGCATCCCGCAGGAGCCGCTCGGTATCACGGATGGATAAGGGTTCACGGTCCCGGTTTTCGAACTTGAATCGCTCGGGAACATGCGAGAAAACACTTAAATCGAATTCGGCCGTCGCGTCTTTCTCGGATTCCAGCTCGTCGACAAACCCGGCGTCCTTCGCTTCCCTGGCCGTAAACCAGGTCTCATCGTTCATCCATTGCTTGATCTGATGTTTGGTATTACCCGACGCCTCGGCATAGGTGGTCACCATGTTGCTCGTAATTTTGTCCAGCAAATCGGCATCGTGCCTCAAATCCGAGGCTTCGCCCATACTGATGAGCTGCGGGTTGTGAATCATGTAATAGGCATTTTCGGCCATATGGACTTCGTCGCCGGCCAGGGCAATCACCGAGGCCATCGACGCCGCAATCCCTTCGATATGAGTCTCGACATGGGCGGGATGCTCTTTGATCGCGTTATAAATCGCGGTCCCGTCCCAGACGGCTCCGCCCGGGGAATTGATCCGCAATTTGATATTCTTACTCTTGACGCTGTTGAGATCGGATACAAACTGCCTGGCGGTAATGCCGAAGTAACTGATTTCATCGTAAAGATAGATTTCCGTCGTATCGTCGGCCTCCGCTTTGATCTCATACCAGGCTTTATGCCGATTGGGATTGTGCAGACTGATGGCTCTGATCAATTTTGCTTTGTCCATTTTGGTTGTCCTTATCAGGTTCGTTGGAAGGTTGCATATTGAGCGGCCGCAAGTAGACATCTCCGCCTTCCCGGGCATTCAGATTTTCCTTTTCGCGGCATTCGTTCGGGTTCAGGATTCCCCAGTTGATTCCGATCGCATACGAATCATAACGGGATTTCTGGTCGCCCCTGAGCAGGCCTTCCACAACAATTTCGGGGCTGTATTCCTTCCGTTCCTCCCGCGTGAGTAACCGGGTCATAATCGGATATTCCCACCGGCACAGCCAGGGCAGCAGAGTATCCGTGACATATTCGAGCGATTGATGCTCGATATTCGAAAAAGTGGCATGTTCAAGGATCTGGACTTTATGCTGCGGCATTCTGAACCATCGACAGACTTCCTCGGCATCGAATTTCCGGGTTTCGATATACTGGGCGTCTTCATTCGACATACTGACCTTGTTGTATTTTCCGCCATCCTCGAGAACGGCGGTCTTTCCCGTATTCTCCCCGTTGACAAAATTGTCGAACCCGTCACGGAGCCGTTCCATGGACGGCTTGTCTTTCAGACGCCCCGGGAGTTCGATGATGCCGCTCATCTTGGCCCCGTTTTTGAACGTCAACGCCCCATATTTTTCCGCCGCGAGCGACGAACCGATGGTTTCCCGGGCAAAGGTAATCACCGACACCCCCTTGTAGCCGTTCAATGTCTGGCCCATCATGTGAAAGATCTGATCCCTGGGAAGATCTTTCGATCCGTTATCGTCGCTGACATGATAGGTGAGTTCGTAGTTTGAGGATAAATTCGGGGTCACATAATCCGGATGAATCGGAATGATTTCCCTGACCTCGCCGCCGACCCGGTTGATATAGGCATAGGCATTCCCACGCCAGATACACCAGTTCATCATCAGACTTCGGAAATTGAAGGAATCGAGCCATTCGCAGGGGGCGACATGCAAGAGATCGTAAAGCGGATGATCGATTGCCGGCACTTTCCCTTGCTGAGCCCGCTTAAAAAGCTTGCAGGGCAGTTTGGCGACATCCTCCTCCAGAACTTTCCCGCAGGAATAAGCCGTCGCACATCGCATGGCCGTATCCTGATTGATTTCAATCCCCGACGAGGATTGTCCAAACCCGAATAACCAGGCCAGAGCTTCCGCCAGACTCCGCGAATCGCGGATTTCCCCGGCAGCTTTGACACTCTTTTTAAATAGACTGGTGAAAAATCCCATTAGATTGTTACAAGTCCCCGTTCATTATAAACCGAATCCGTATTATCCTTGTCTGAAACGATCAGTCGCCCCAGGGCCATAATCCCGGCAACCATTCCATCGACTTTCATTTTATCCTTTTTTGGAGGTTTGATCGGCCGGACATTTTCATAAGCATCCGGATCCGAAGAGCACACGTCTGAACTCCAGTCAGACGTGTGCTCTTCGGATCCGAATCTCTCCAGGGGGCACATAAAGATGTGAAGAGCGACCGGGAAAGAGTGTA